AGAATAATTTATTGGTGATGAGAATTTTATAATTCTAGTTCTTATCTCATCAAAGTATTCAGCTGAACCTGGTGTATTACTGAAGAATGATTTAAGTTCATATGTTTCTTGTACATCTTTATCGTACATTGATTTTAGAGAATCTAAATAAACTCCTTTTTTACATGTTTCATATAAAAAGAATGGTGTACTTTCTTCATAACAATTATTTAATAACCAACTTGCTGCTTTTAGTGGACTAAGAGATGGAAATACTCCTTGTACTGAACCTTTACTTGAAGTGTTAATCTTTTCTATTCTTTCTATACTTAAATTATTTCTTAGAATTTTTTCAATAGCACCCGCCATTGTACCTTCAAATTCATTTACGACAGTTTTTGCTGCATCAGTCACAACCCAAGGTGAGACCATTCTTAATGTGTAGTATTGTTTATTAGCACTCATTCTAGAGTATTGAAATACATCAATTAAAGTAAGTGTCATTTCCCATTTTTGGTCTTCATCTAAAGCTTCTGAATCTGCTTGTTTTCTTCGACCAATTATAAATTCTACTTTCTCATTTCCATTTAATCTCAATCTACTAAAATAGTTTCCACCATCTTGAACGAAGGCTTCTAATATAATAAATGGATTACTTAAACTTTCTTCCACATCCATTTTGAGAATCATATCTCTAATGTCTACGGGTTCTGTTTTATTTGATGGGTATAATAAAGCCTTCTTAATTAAAAAGGAACTGGGTGTAATCGCACCTGTAATATTGGTGACATCTGTTTGTGTACTAGACATTTAATATTTCTTCAAATTGATTCACGAACTGTTCAATATAGTTAGGGTCAACATAACGTATTTTTGAACGTTCTTCATTTCTTTCAAATTCAAAATTTCTGTAAGATTGATATGCTAAATCTGATGTAGCAACTCCACCTTCAATATGAGAAGCATTTGTGACTGGCAATTTATCACCATCATTTTCATCATAGTAATAATAAGGCGCATCTGCGTAGTTCCAAACTTTGTGTGTATTCACTCTATCAGTACTCGATTGACCTACAATTTCTTCAATAAAGTTGCTAGTTCCATCACCAATAAAAGCTTGTGATGTACCACCTCTTACAATAAGCTGATTCATATCAATATTTTTCTTTATTAGCTTACCTCTTGCCCCTGATGTTTGACCAACTATATCTTCTCCTATAATAAATTTACCTGCTATACTATTGATTGTTTCTATATTTCCATCAATATCTGTTGTTGATGTTGTTTCTATTTCTAACACTTTACCATCATATTCTTTTTCCATATAAGCATGTAAATCTTCTTGACTCATTGGCCAAGCTCTGTAGCCATCGTGTAAAAATTCATTTACAACAAAGAATGTCCAATAAAAATCTGGTGTTCCATATAATCTTTGCGATACTAAATCTGGTCTTTCACCATTTTTAATCTCATAAAATCTATATCCTGAAAAATTATCAACTAAATCTGGTAAAGGTCTAACTGAACGAAATATATCTAACATCTGCGTTACAGCACCTGTACGATTAAAGTCATAATCTACTTTTGGAAACTGTCTAAAGTATGACATTAGTCTTTTCCTCCTTTACCTGCTTTTTCTGCTGCTGATGCATCAGCATCTGTGATTTCTTGATTTCTTGCCATTTCTCCTCTCTCAGGTAATTCTACAATATCATTTCTTGTTAACATTCTAGCTTCTGCGAAGCTTAGAGAAAGTGTATGCTTTAAACCCATATAATCATTATCCTTTGTTCTATGATAACCACCAGCTTGTCCTCTAAAGTTTGTTTCTAATCCTTTTAAATAAGCGTGATGAAATAAAGGAAAGAATTGAGATTCCTTTTCGCCTGACATAAACTGTAAAGTAAACATTGCTGGGTATCTAACTGAAAATCCAGTTGTACCAGCTTTCTCAGGATACATTAACTTTCTTAATTTTCTTTCTATATTTCTAATTGTGTGAGCTTCATCTTCGTTTCTTGGAACCATATCAAATGATAGTGATAGTTCTCTCATACTCATTCCAGTAAAAGCCATCTCTTGCATAGGATTTAAAGCAACTCTATTTCTAAACATTTGGTCTTTAGCTAATATATCTGCACCCGGAAAATTCTTTATCTGGCTTAATCCCATTGCTAATTTATCTGCAGCTTCTAAACTACCAGCACCTTCTGATGCAAAAGCTTCTGCTGTTTGAAAGGTTGCTCTATCTAAACCTTCGTAATTAGCACCATCTCCTAATTGTAATGATGCGGGAACTGGTAAGAATATTGCTTCTTGGTCTTCATTATTTGTTATATCTAAATGCGGGTGACTGACATCTTGTGCTATTAGCTGAGCTAAATGCTGAGGAAATATCAAATCAGGACTTCTTCCTCCGGCTTCGGGATTTTGTGTTGGATTGTTTGATGTAGCCATATAAATACCTTATAAATAAATTAAAACTATAGTATTATTTATATGGCTTACAAAGGTAGATACAAAATAAAAAACCCAGATAAGTATTTGGGCAACTCAAATAACGTAGTATTTCGTTCTTTATGGGAAAGAAATGCTTTTCGATGGTGTGAGAATAACAATAAAGTCAGGGCTTGGAGTTCTGAAGAGATTGTTGTACCTTACAAATGTAGTGTGGATAAGAAATTACATAGGTATTTTGTTGATTTATATGTTGAAATGACAAATGGAAAAACATATCTAGTAGAGATTAAACCTAAAAAAGAAACACAACCACCAAAACAACCAAAAAGAAAGACCAAAAGATATATTAACGAAGTACTGACATTCTCAAAAAACCAGGATAAATGGGAAGCAGCTGACCAATATGCAAGACATAAAGGTTGGAAGTTTCAAGTTTGGACTGAGGAAACTTTAAAGAATCTAGGCATCAAAGTACTTAACACTTGATATAAATAGTTTATATGGCTAGTTTATTTGACACATTACAGGCTCAAGCTTTTCGTGCTGGTGTATCAGGCAGGACGAAGGAAAGTATTAAGTGGTTTCAGGATAAAGTCCAAGGACTAAACAGACCATCTGTTGCATCGTTAATGAGTGATGATGCTTTAGACCCACAAGGAACGAGCGTAATTGGTGAGATGTATATGTACATGTACGATCCAAAACTCAAGAAAACTTTACCATATTATGATAGGTTTCCTCTTACCATTATGGTTGATGAAGCCCCTGGTGGATTTTATGGTATTAACTTACATTATCTTCCTCCTGATATAAGAGCAATATTCTTAGATAAGTTATTAGCTTTAGGACCAAAGAATCCAAAACCAAATTCACGTTTAACTAAAATGAGATATAATTTACTTAAAGGTAGTGCAAAATATAGAGAGTTCAAACCTTGTTTTAAACATTATTTAGCTAAACATGTTAAATCAAAATTCGTAAGAGTTCCTATAACCGAATGGGAAATAGCAACATTCTTACCAGTAGAACAATTTAGAAAAGCCAACAAAAATACTGTTTGGACAGAATCGAAGAAAAGAATATGAACATAGACAATTTAAAATCGACTTTTAACAAACATGGTGGTTTAGCTGTCACAAACAGATTCAATGTTATATTCACACCTCCCGAGCAAAGTTTATTAAACTTAGATGGTGGTGCACTTTTAGCTGGTGCTTTAAGTGGTGGATTCAATTTAAAAAATATAATTAATGACCCAAGGGATATTAGTTTATTATGTCAAAAAGTTAACTTACCAGGAAGAAGTTTAAGTACTTTTGAATATGGCGTAGAAGAACAACAAAATTCATATCCATACGATTTTATCGATGAGGACTGCAAAATGGAATTTGTAGTCACAAACGATATGTATATACGTAGGATGTTTGATAATTGGATGGACGGTATTGTAGATGTAAAAGGTAATATCGTTGGTTATAAAGATGATTATGCAGTAGATGTAGTAATACAAATGCTAAATAAAAAGCACATTCCCATATATGGTGTTAGGTTAGAAAAGGCTTATCCTAAAGCTATAAGTGGATTTGATTTGAATCAGGACAAAGATGGATTATCCACTTTAACCGTTGATTGGAAATATGATAAGTTCGTTGCAGAAGGAACGTTATCATCGTCAGTATCAGCAGCTAATGCGGTACTAGATTTAATTACATAATAGGAGAAAAGTATGGCTTTGCCAATAGTGAATTCAAGCCGGTATAGCACTAAGCTACCATCAACCGGAGTTGAAATAGATTATAGACCTTATTTAGTTAAGGAAGAAAAAATAATGATGGTTGCTTTAGAATCGAAAGATAATAAGCAAATTGTGAGAGCAATGAAAGATGTTGCTCAAGCATGTATTCTCAGTGAAGTTGATATTAATCAATTAACTGGTTTTGATTTAGAATGGTTATTTTTAAAATTGAGAAGTAAATCAGTTGGTGAGAATGTAGAACTTAAATTAATATGTCAGAACGAGGAATGTAAACATCCAAATCCTGTCAATATTAATTTAGATGAAATAGAGATGGACGATTTTGATGATAATCGTGTTATCCAATTAAATGATGCGATAGGTATACAAATGTTGTATCCTTCAGTAGATTTAATGGCTAATTACGATGAAGAAAAATTAAAAACCGTCGATGGAGCATTTGATTTAATAATAGATTGTATGCAAACAATTTATGATGAAGATAATGTTTATAACGTAAAAGATGAAACAAGAGATAATGTTAGAGATTTTTTAAGTTCTCTAACCTCAGCTCAGTTTAAAATGGTATCTGATTATCTACAAAATATACCAAGTGTAAAGAAAGATGTGGAATATACTTGTGAAAGTTGTGGAAAAGAAGATAAAATGGAGTTGAGAGGTCTTCAAAGTTTTTTTACGTAGGCCTCTCTCACGATAGTCTTGTAAACCATTATAAGACAAACTTCGCGATGATGCAGAGTCATAAGTATAGTTTGACCGAACTAGATAATATGATTCCGTATGAAAGGGAAATATATGTGACTTTATTAAAGGACCATATTGAGAGAGAAAATGAAAGGTACGCGGAACAAGAGCGTAGAATGAAAATGAAATAGGGAGAAAAAAATGGCTGACAATAACGCAACAGATAATAGCCGAAATGAAGTAGAAATAGACTTAGATAAGTATATGGCTCTCATTGAGAAGCTAGACGCAGCTGAAGATACTATTAAGGATATGCAAGACGAAGCAGCAGAAGCTAAGAAAAGACTTGCACCGCCTAAAAGAAGGTTTATAGATTTATTCTTAGACCACAATGATTTAAATGAAAAAGCAATCATTGGGTTTATAGCTTTCACATTAATGGTAGCATTTGGTATTGCTGATTTAGTCACAGCCTTCTGGGGAATGGACCTCCAAGTTGACGATACAATTTATACATCATTTGTTGTAGTCACACTAGGTGCATTCGGTATATCAGAAGCTGGACGTGCATTTGGTAATAAGTAGGATAATTTAAATGGCAGAAGATTCAGATAAAAAGCCCGGTAAGATAATAAAGGATAGTCAAAAAGCTTTAGTAAAGTCGCAGCAAGATGCTGCTAAAAAGGCTGAAGTTGCTAACACTTATCAAAATACTAGTCTTAAAGAAAATGCTAAAGTAAATAAAGAAAATTTAGCAAAGACATCACAACTAGCTATTTCAGCTAAAAAGACTTTGACTCTGAATGAAACTGTCAAAACACTTCAAGAACAAAAAATTGCTGCAGATGAGTTAAGAGCTACAGGCCAAATAGAAACTGCTAATCAAATTGATGAACAAATTGAATCAACACGAAAAGCTATATTTAAACAAGATGGTACTCTTAAAAATTTAACTGGTGCCACCAATAAAGTTGGTACTAATATAATCAATGCTGCAAAAAATGATGCTACTAAAATACAAAATCTTATTGACCAAGGTAAAGAATTAAATGCCCAACAAGTAGCAACACAATCAGAAGGATTTAAAAGTTTTGTAGATAACTTAAAAGAAGGTCAAAAAGCTAATGAAGTAAATGATGATATGATTGAAAAAGCTTTAAAGCAATTAGGTCCTACATTTGGAGGTAAAATCGATCCAGCTTTTACTGAGTTCAATAATAGATTATCTGATATTCAGCAAATGGAGAAAGATGGTTTAGTTACGCAGGAACAAAGTAATGTAATGCGACAAGAATTACTTGACGCAACTACTGATAGAGAAAAATCAAGAGAAGCTCAAAAGGCAGCTGAACTTCAATCTAGTCAACTTACAAAAATAGGTGACTCTATCAGTGGATTCGGAGATAAGCTTGGTAATTTTGGTCAGAGCGCAATTAAAACTGGTGGCTTATTAGCAGGTCTAATAGGATTAGTTATTGGTGTAGTTGACCCAGAACTATTAAGTCAAATTATACAAGATTTCGTAACTGGATTCTTAGAGATAGTTGAAGGTTTAGTAGCTTTCGTCACTGGTGATTTTGAAGTGGCAAAACAAAAGATTGGCGATAATATATTATTATTTGGTGGATTAGTATTAGGATTAGCATTATACTTCGGTGGTCCTCTCATAACTGCATTTGGTGGTTTATTTGGTAAGTTAGCTAAATTAGTAAGAATGGTTAAAGATTTCAGAGTATTTATGTTAAGTAAATTTATACCAAATATGATGTCAACTCTCGGTAGTATGTTAACAGGTTTAGGTGCTGTTCTTATTCCAATATTACCTATTGTAGCAATTATTGCTGTAATAGCAGGAGCTTTTTATGCTCTGAAAAGTAGCCTTGGTGAAGGTGCAACCGTAATGGATACTTTAAAACTTGGTGCATTATATCTTATTGATGGTTTATCTATGTTAGTAAACGGTATCACATTCTTACCACGTAAGATATTTGAATTCCTTGGTGGAGGTAGATTAGCTAGGTGGTTATTTTGAGATGAAGTTGGTGATATGGTTGATTCTTTCTTAGGTGAAGGATTAGATACTAATAGAGCTGGTAAGTTTAAAGAAGAAACAAAAGCTCGATTAGCACAAGAGAAAAGAGATAAAGAACTCCAAGAACAAGCTGAAGCCGAAGGCATTTATGATTTACCAGAAGGTATTGAAATACCTGACGTTACGACAGGAACAGATTTAACAGCCCTGGGTGATGAAACATCAGCTGCTCAAATAGCAGCTACTGGTGGAGCTGGTGGAACACAAGTTATGGGTGCTAATATAACAAACAACACATCTTCTCAAGCAGCAACTACAATTATGGCTGTACAACCTAACCCATCAAGACTTGCTCTTGAAGGCGTAACAGGCAGATAAAAAAAGGGACCCTTTCGAGTCCCTTTCCAAATTAAATTAAATTAATTTTCTTGAGCTAGTTTAGCAAAGTAGCTTAGGGTATCATCATCTTCTGATGTATCTTTAGTTCCCATTGCTTCTGCATCAGCTGTACTCATTGCTGGAGCTTGTTGTGTAGGAGCTGAATCCATGACAGATGGCATAGGTTCTTCTACTGCTTCAACACCAAGTACTCTATTGAGTTTCATTTTTAACTCATCATAAGTTTTATAGTTCTCAGGCTTTAAGAAATCTTGTAAACTATATAGTTTATCATATACTTCTGTTAACCTTGCCTCATCACCTTCGAATAGTGATGAAGGTTTAGAGAACTCAGACTTATCATAGTTAACCCAACCTTCGACTTTTCTGATTTTGATTTTAAAGTCAGCGCCTTCCCAGAAATCATAAGGATTTACAGGTTGCTCATCAGCAAATTGTGGTTGCATTACATCCATGATTTTATCAAAGATTTTTTTACCAAATTGATAAAGGAATACTTTACCTTCATTTTGCGGATTCTCAGGATCGGATACTACTAATACATTTGATATGTAATGTAGCCTTCTTTTTCTTTCCCTTGCTAACGCTTTATCTTCATCTCTACCAGAGTTCCAAAGAACAGAATTGGCTTCCGATACAGGATCGTCTTGACCAATTGAGGTTAATGAATTTTCTATGTACCATAGACCAGTAGGACCTTTAAAACCATGGTCCCAATATCTTACCCAAGGAAGGTCTTCACCCTCTTTGGCAGGTAAGAATCTCACCACGGCATAACCGTTCCCTGCTTTGTCTCTGGTGGGTTTCCAAAATCTATCATCGTCATATGACTTTGTTTCGGTTTTGGTTGTGGATACTGCTTCTGCAGCTTTTACGAGTTTATCGATTGATGAGCCTCGCATGCTCTTTAAGTTATCTAATGACATTTTATTCTCCGTATGTACATTGTATTTACTGAATTATCCACTTTATTCATAATATAGAGTTATATTATAACACATTTCTATGCATTTGTAAACTGTTTTATTAGTATACCTTTACACTTCTCTGTGTTAAAATTTACAAATGGTTTGTATTTGGTTATCTTACGATAGATGTCTGGCCAAATAATTGTTTCAGATATCTTCTTATTTTCCCTTTCAACAAACCCTGTTAATGAATCCAAGATTACGATTGTTTCCAAAAGTATTTCTTCTTGCATCCAAAGCTTTATAATCTTAGGGTGATTGTTATTCTCTGATATTAATAAATTATCAAAGGAACTTTCAATCTCACTAAGTTTATTTATATCATTCTCAAAGCTATAGTGTATTGACTCTAAAACTTTTTTATGAGAACGATAGTATTGTTCTCCACCTTCGTTAAGCATATCACCGACATACTTAACATCATTTTTAAAATTAGCAATATAGTAATCCTTTAAATGTTTACCATAAGTTTTTGCTAACTTGGCGAAGAAGTATTTATCTTTTCGATTAAAGAAAGATTGTGGTTTAATAGAAGTTTTAAAATTGTACTTTATTGCATCGTATGAATCTGTCTCAAAATGCAGTTTGAGCGCATTGTAAAGTTTATAAGATTCATACGGGTCATTCATACTGGAAGTTTATTTTTCCTTTTACCTCTAATTAAATTTAATGAAGAGGCTTCTTCTTCTAATTTTTGTTTTAAACTATCAGTTAATAGCCTCTTTAGATTTCTAAAATCTAATCCTCTTTCCTGAACTATATAAGTTGCAGCATCGATATAAGTTAAATTATGTTGAGAGACCATTGTCTCTACAGCTGTAGAGAATCTTTTTCTCGTCATAATTTTTTCCTTTATAGGTACTTCTATTTTACCCGACAAACTCATCACCTTCGTCCCAAGCGCATCCAGTTAAACCACCAGCTTGTAAACCTTTTAATGTTCTTAATACTTCCTGAGCATTTCTGCCAGTATCAAGAGCATTTACTGATACGTGTTGTACAGTTCTATCTTTATCAAAGATAAAGGTTGCTCTATAACAAACACCTTCGTCTTCGTTTACAATGCCTAAAGTATTTGATAATCCTAATCCACAATCAGCTGCAAGAGTATGATTAATATTACCTATTAATTCATTTTCTTTTTTCCAAGCTAATTTACAGAATTCATTATCACCTGATATACCAATCACATTTGCATGGTCTGTTAGTACATCCATACCTGCAATTTCTGTAGGACAGATAAAGGTAAAGTCTTTTGGATAGAAATAAACTACTGACCAATCGTGTTTTAATGGTGTATAGTTTTCTTCTACATTTACTCTCACAAATTCGTTTTTTTCATTGATTCCCTGCAGTGAGAAAGCAGGAAATTTATCTCCAACTGTTAACATTAAAATACCCTCATTAATATACAATCTTTATTTATTCTCCCGTTAGGAGACCCAATTTTTGTTGTGATATTATCCCAGAACTTTTCTAACTGTTTCTCAGTTTTACTTAGTACTATTGGAAGCATATCATCTGGTTTTCGAAGCGTAGCAGTTTTACTAAGCTTCTCATCATGATTTTTTATCGATGTACCTGCGATAAGGAATCCATCTGTGGCGGTAGTCACATATTCGGTCAGCCGCCTTTGTTTGGTATTATATACCCACAGTTTGGATTTACCTGGTATCATTACAGGATTTATCGATGCAAGTTTAGAATCTTCACATTCATTTTGATACTGAAGATGCGTGACTTGCTCATCTGATGTCTTTCTTTTATGTGCTCTAGGAACCCTTTGAGCTTTAAAACTTTGTTTGAGTTTATCCATATCCTTAAACATATCTTCGTACATGTTTAGTATTTTTTTCTTATCACTTTTCTTGATATGGGAATATGCTTCTACTGCTTGATCGCATGTTTTATTATAAGCATCTAATATACATTCATACTCAGGTAGTATCATTCTTCTAAATGGTTCAATTGCGTTTCCTTTGAATCCATGTCCTCTGAATCTAGAGTATAAATTAAACTTTTG